ATCATTTTTCTTTTCGTACACCCCCCACCCCCATATATTTTTCTGGTACATTCCGGGCAACTTCCCGCTAACCACGGTGCATATGCAGAAAATTGAACCCAATGCGGCAGTCCCCCTGCCGTTCGACATATCTGATGAGCAGCCCAAGACCCATTCAGATAGCATCGCTGTTGCTGCGAACACTATCGACTTCATTAAAGAACTCGGTGGGGACATCAGCTACGACGACGATGACCTGCACAAAGCAGCAGAACTCATCCAAGGTGCAGACAAACCGAGCACCCCCAAGCATTTGTCGTCTTCTTCAGAAGCCGCTGCAGCCCATGCGCTAATCAAGCGGTTCGACTTCAGTTCGTTTGCAGATGCACTGCAAGCACGGAACTTCATTACCAACAAGTTAGTAAGCCTTGCGGACTGCGGCGACCCTAAGCTAGAACTCCGTGCGTTGGAATTGCTAGGTAAGCACAGCGACATCGGGTTATTCACTGAACGTAGTGAAGTAACCATCCACCATAAGACATCCATAGCCCTTGAAAATAGTATCAAGGAGCGGGTCAAACGTCTGCTCAATGCAGACATTACAGATATTGGGCCTATTGATGACCTCGATGCGCAACTGGGTATGAGCCCAAGCCAAGAGATGCAGATAGATATGCCGGAAGCTATGCCAGAAGATACTCAAATCGAGTATGACCAAACCCAAAACGATGAGTGAAGTAACCCTATCAGACATTGAAAAGCTGATTAACTCAGGGAAACTGAGCGAGTCGGACTTGCGGGTACTTGAAGCCCAGCTAATTAGGCTGGAGAAGCTGAAAGAGCGGGAACTTTGCCAGACCAAGTTCATCAAGTTCGTGGAAAAGGCGTGGCCTTCGTTCATTTCGGGTGCTCACCACCGAAGGATGGCTGATGCGTTCGAGAGAGTGGCCTCTGGATCGTGTAAGAGGCTCATTATCAACATGCCTCCGCGCCATACCAAGAGCGAGTTTGCTTCTTATCTACTACCAGCGTGGTTCTTGGGCAAGTTTCCAGCGAAGAAGGTCATCCAAACGTCCCATACGGCTGAATTAGCTGTCGGTTTTGGTCGGAAAGTGCGAAATTTGGTCGATTCCGAGACGTATAAAGACATTTTTCCCGAGCTTTCGCTCCAAGTTGACTCGAAAGCGGCTGGTAGATGGAACACCAGCAAGGGCGGTGACTACTTCGCTATCGGTGTAGGCGGCGCGGTGACGGGTAAGGGTGCTGACGTACTCATTATTGACGACCCACACTCAGAACAAGAGGCTGCACAGGCGGCTATCAACCCAGATGTGTACGATAAGGTGTACGAGTGGTACACATCAGGACCCCGGCAGCGTCTGCAGCCGGGAGGAGCCATCGTAGTTGTGATGACGCGCTGGAGTCAGAGAGATTTGACGGGTCAGGTGCTCAAGAGTGCTGCTCAACGAGGCGGTGAAGAGTGGGAGGTTATTGAATTCCCAGCGATTCTGCCGAGTGGTAACCCACTGTGGCCTCAGTTCTGGAGTATTGAAGAGCTAGATGCCCTCAAGGAAGAACTACCTAACGCAAAATGGCAAGCACAGTATCAGCAGAACCCTGTTGGTAATGAGAGTGCTATTGTCAAGCGAGATTGGTGGCAGTGGTGGGAGGAGGACGACCCACCCAAGTGCGACTATATTCTCCAGACTTGGGACACGGCGTTCGAGAAAAACAACCGTGCCGACTATTCCGCAGGTACTACGTGGGGGATATTCAACCACCTCAAGGATGGCAACAGGCCGAACATCATCTTGCTCAACACATACAAGAAGCGAGTTGAGTACCCGGACCTGAAGAAAGATGTGCTCAAGGAATACAACAAGTACGAGCCTGACGGTGTGCTGATCGAGAAAAAGGCATCGGGAGCTCCGCTGATCTACGACTTGCGGGCTATGGGCATACCAGTACAGGAATTTACGCCATCCAAGGGCCAAGACAAGATTGCCCGTTTGAACGCAGTCTCGGACATAATCGCCTCTGGGAAAGTGTGGGTCCCCCAAACTCGCTGGGCAGAGGAGTTAGTGGATGAAGTCGCTGAGTTTCCCTCAGGCGAGCACGATGACTTGGTGGACGCAACGACTCTAGCCCTGATGCGGTTTAGGCAGGGGGGTTTCCTCCGTCTGCCGACAGACGAGCCCGAAGAAGTTCAATGGTTCAAAAGCTCCCGCAAAGAGCGGTACTACACAGTTTAAGGACACAAAATGGCTGGCAATATGGACAAAGGGTTGTACGCAGCCCCTATGGGGTTGGACGAAATGGGTATGGGCATGGAAGGCCAAGCTCCAGAGATCGAGATTGAGATCGAAGACCCTGAGGCTGTGAGCATCGGCATCGGTGACCTTGAGATTGACCTCATGCCCGAGAAGGAAACCGCTGATACGTTCGATGCGAACCTTGCCAATTACATGGACGACTCAGCCCTGAAGCTGCTGGGCGGTGATCTGATTGATGACTTCACCAAGGATATCGGTGACCGCAAGGACTGGATTTCTACCTACGTAGACGGCCTGAAGTTGCTTGGGCTGAAGTATGAAGAGCGCACTGAACCGTGGAACGGAGCTTGTGGAGTGTTCCACCCCATGCTCACAGAGTCAGTAGTGCGGTTCCAGTCCGAGTCCATGATGGAGACTTTCCCCGCTGCGGGGCCAGTCAAGACCCTGATCGTCGGTGCTATTGACCGTAAGCGAGAAGAAGCAGCCTCCCGTGTGCGCGAGGACATGAACTATCAGCTTACCGAGGTGATGAGCGAGTACCGCCCAGAGCACGAGAAGTTGTTGTGGAACCTGCCGCTGGCTGGCTCTGCCTTCAAGAAGGTGTACTACGACCCAAGCAAGGGCCGTCAGACGGCGATGTTTATCCCTGCTGAGGACATCGTAGTTCCGTATGGGGCATCGTCATTGGAAACCGCCGAGCGGGTCACGCACGTGATGCGTAAGACCAAGAACGAGATTCTCAAGCTGCAGGAGGCTGGGTTCTATTGCGACGTTGAGTTGGGTGAGCCCACTCACGAGCTTGACGACATCGAGAAGCAGAAAGCCGAAGAGATGGGCATGACTGCCCTGAACGATGATCGGTTCCGCATCTTGGAGATGCACGTTGACTTGGACCTGAAGGGGTTCGAGCACACGGACAAGAAGGGGAAAGAGACTGGGATTGCCCTTCCTTACGTAGTCACAGTAGAAAAAAGCACGGGGGAGATTCTTGCCATCCGTAGGAATTGGTACGAGGGGGATGAACTCCACACCAAGCGCCAGCACTTCGTCCACTATCAATATATCCCCGGCTTCGGCTTCTACGGGTACGGTCTGATCCACCTCATCGGTGGCTACGCCAAGAGCGCCACCATGCTGATTCGTCAGTTGGTGGATGCAGGTACGCTGTCTAACCTCCCCGGTGGCTTGAAGTCACGGGGCTTGCGGATCAAGGGCGACGATACCCCCATCGCTCCGGGTGAGTTCCGGGACGTAGATGTGCCTTCAGGAAGCATCCGAGACAACATTCTACCGCTGCCATATAAAGAGCCAAGCCAAGTTCTCTACACCCTGTTCGACCGAATCGTGCAGGAAGGGCGTTCGTTTGCTTCAGCGGGCGATATGAAGGTATCGGATATGTCTAGCAACGCCCCAGTCGGGACGACGCTGGCGATTCTGGAACGAACCCTCAAGGTAATGACGGCTGTGCAGTCACGGATGCACTACGCCATGAAGCAGGAGTTCAAGCTCCTGAAGGTCATCATTGCTGACTATACGCCCGAGGAGTATGACTACGACCCCGTAGAAGGTAACCGTCAGGTCAAGAAAGCTGACTACGACATGGTGGACGTTATCCCTGTGTCGGACCCTAACGCAGCGACGATGGCACAGAAGATCGTGACCTACCAAGCCGTGTTCCAGTTGGCCCAGAGCGCACCACAACTCTATAACCTGCCGTTGCTGCACCGCAGCATGATTGAGGTCCTTGGGGTCAAGGACGCTGCCAAGCTGGTCCCTGTCGAGGAAGACCAAGTACCTACGGACCCAGTGCAGGAGAACCAGAACCTGCTGATTGGCAAACCAGTCAAGGCGTTCCTCATCCAGAACCACCAAGCGCATATTCAGGTGCATATGGCTGCGATGCAGGACCCGCATATTCAGCAGTTGATGGAGAACAACCCCAAGGCTCAGGCTATTGGCTCCGCTGCTATGGACCACATTAACGAGCACATTGCGTTTGAATACCGTAGGCGCATCGAGCAGATCATGGGTATGCCGCTGCCAACTGAGGAGCAGACCAAGAACATGCCTCCTGAAGCAGCAGAAAAGCTCGCCATGATGACGTTGCAAGCCTCGCAACAGCTTCTCCAGCAGAACCAGCAAGAGTCTCAGCAGCAAAAAGCACAGCAACAAGCGCAAGACCCAATCGTGCAGATGCAGCAGCAAGAACTCCAGATCAAGATGAAGGAGTTGCAGCTTAAAGAGCAGAAGCAACAGATCGACGCTGCAACCAAAGCTGACCAGATTGAGATCGAGCGTGAGCGCATCGAGTCACAGAAAGAAATCGCGGCTATGCAGGTTGGTGCTACTGCAGCCGCTGCACGGGACAAACTGGACCGTCAGATCGAACTTGATAGTGCCAAGGTAGGGGTAGACATCGCCAAACACAAAGCGCAGATGGCTCAGAACTCAGCGCAACGGGCAGCGCAACGAAACCAGCCCAGCAATCCCTTCTCGAAGGAGCGTTAATTGGATGGGTACAAAGTATTAGCGATAGCGGTTAAGGAGATGCACAAGCTTCGTGACGAGCGAATCACGTTCATTTCCTCCGGTAGAGCGTCCAGCCATGATGAGTATCGTCATGTCTGTGGGGTGATCCTTGGTCTAAGCCTCGCAGAAAACACAATCAACGACCTAGTGCAGAAAGCAGAATACTCAGATGAATGATCTCTTCAAGTTCCAGAACGCTGCCGTAGATTTGTCTGGCATCCTCAACAAGGATACGGACCAAAAAGCCAAGCAGTTGCCAGACCCCAAGACGTTCCACCTCCTGTGCGTAGTTCCTGACGCTATGGAGGAGTACCAGAACAGCGAAGTCGGAATCCTCAAAGATTCCAAGACTATGTACTACGAAGAAATGCTGACCCCAGTGTTGTTCGTGGTCAAGGTTGGCCCAGATGCGTACAAGGACAAGACTCGGTTCCCTAGTGGTCCATCTTGCAAGGAAGGCGATTTCATCATCTGCCGCCCTAATTCCGGTACACGCTTGAAGATTCAAAACCGTGAGTTCCGCATCATCAACGACGATTCAGTTGAGGCTGTGGTCGAAGACCCCCGTGGTATTACACGTGCTAGTTAAGGAGCAAACATGAAAAACATAGACGACGACTTTGAGTTTCCCGACGAGATTGAAGAGAAGAAAGTGGCTAAGGCTGTTGTCGAAGACGACAAGTTCGAGGTAGAGATTGAGGACGATACCCCCACGGGGGACCGCAATCGCAAGCCCATGAAGGAACCCGTAGAAGACCCTACGGAGGAAGAACTTGCTACGTACGACGAGAAAGTACAAGCAAGAATCAAAAAATTCACTCGTGGCTATCACGATGAGCGTAGGGCTAAGGAAGAGGCTGTGCGTGAGCGTACCGCTGCGGAAACCTTCGCCAAACAGGTGTTTGAGGAGAACAAACGCCTTCAACAGCAGCTTGCTAATGGCAGCAAAGCCTATATCGAAACGTCCAAGGGCGCGGCTGAAACTGATCTTCAGGTAGCGAAGAAGAAGTACAAGGAAGCGTACGAGAGTGGCGATGCCGACGCACTGACGGAAGCCAATGCTGAGATTACCAAAGCTGCGCTTCGTCTGGAGCGTGCTGCTGGTATGCAGCCCATCGAGGTTGAAGAGAAAGAGTATCAGCCCGCCGCAGCGAAACCCATCGAGCACCCACGTACCCAACGCTGGGTAGAAGCCAATAGTGATTGGTGGGGTAAGGATGAAGAAATGACCGCCGCAGCGATGGGGCTTGACAGGCGTTTGCAACGCGAGTATGGTGCAGACTTTATCGGTAGCAAAGAATACTTTGATGTTATTGATAAGACGATGCGTAAGAGATTTCCTGAGCAGTTTGAAACCGCTCAGAGCGATGAACCGGATGAGGATAGTACCCCACGCCGTGCCACAAAACCATCTACTGTAGTAGCCCCGGCTACGCGCAGTACACCGCCTAACCGTATCAAGTTGAAGGCATCCGAAGCCGCGATAGCTCGCCGACTTGGGGTCCCTTTGGAACTATACGCAAAACAGGTTGCTCAACTGAAGAGGAGTGAATGAACATGGAACAAAATGTTGCTGCTGAGAAGGCACAAACACGTATCAACCGTGAGTTGGAGTCCCGCAATACGGCCAAGCGCCAGCAAGCGTGGCGTCCTCCCGAGACACTTCCTAGCCCTGACGAACGTGAGGGATGGAAGCACAGGTGGATTCGTACTGCTACTAATGGGCAAAGTGATCCATCAAACATTTCTTCTAAGTTACGCGAAGGATACGAACCCTGCAAGGCAGAGGACTATCCTGAGATGATGATGCACGCCACCACAGAAGGTCGTTTCAAGGGAAACATCGAAATGGGTGGGCTGTTGCTTTGCCGTATTCCTAAAGAGTTCTTGGTTCAGCGTGAAGCTCACTACTCCAACCAGAACAAGTCTCAGATGGAATCGGTGGACAACAACTTCTTTCGTGATAGTGACCCTCGTATGCCTCTGTTCGCAGAGAAGAAGTCGAAGGTCACTTTCGGTTCTGGTTCTTAAAACAGGAGTCTTAAATGGCATATCCCACTATTGATAAACCATATGGCCTAAAGCCAATCAATTTGATTGGTGGTCAAGTGTTCGCGGGTTCTACCCGTGAATATCCAATCCAATACGGCGACACTACGGGCATCTTCTACGGCGATTTCGTGAAGATCATCCGTGGCAACGTGTCGCGCTTCGCAGTTACCACCAGCGGCCAAAGTGCTGCAATGGTTGGTATCTTCCTCGGTTGCTACTACACCAATCCAAGCACCAAGCAAACTGTGTACTCACAGTTTTGGCCCGCTGGTACGGCTGCTGGCGGCACTGCAATCATCTGTGATGATCCTGATACGGTCTTCAAGGCTGCTGTTTGCTCAGCAACCACGGTGATGGCTTCTGGCAACTACGCAATGCTCGGTCAGAACTATTCCATGATCGACAATACGGGTAACGTCAATACGGGCAACTCAGCAAATGCTTTGCTGTACTCTGCTACCTTGACTACCGCAGCGTTCCCAGTACGTGTGGTTGGTGTTGTTCCTGATACGGCTGTTTCGATTGCCGCAACGGGTTCTTCGTCTTCTACGACTATCACTTGCAGCGCACTGCCTTCGGCAATCCCTGTCGGTACTGATGTCTCGTACATCTTCGGTGGTGCTACGCCTAACGGTCAGGTCGTACGTACTGGTTCGTTTGTTTCCGTCGCAGCCGCCGCTGGCGCTACGTCCGTCACTATCAACGTGGCAACTAGCTCTTTGGGCAACAGCGCGACGGTTATCCCCGCTAGCTCTACGATTCTGTTCACGCAGATTCCCGAAATGTTGGTGAAGATTAACTTCGCTAGTCATTCGTACTACACGGCTGCTGCTGTCTAAGGAGTAATACAAAATGGCTATTTCACGCGCACAACTACTTAAAGAACTCCTCCCCGGCCTCAACGCCTTGTTTGGTATGGAGTATTCTCGCTACGGCGAGCAACACAAGGAAATCTACGAGACTGAAACCTCTGAGCGTTCCTTTGAAGAAGAAACCAAGCTGTCTGGCTTCTCGGCTGCTCCAGTCAAGAACGAAGGCTCTGCCATTTCCTATGACAATGCGCAGGAAGCTTGGACGACTCGCTACAACCACGAGACTATCGCTCTTGGCTTCTCGATTACCGAGGAAGCTGTTGAAGACAATCTGTATGACAGCCTCTCGGCTCGTTACACGAAGTCTTTGGCACGGGCTATGGCCTACACCAAGCAGGTTAAGGCTGCTGCAGTTCTGAACAACGGTTTCTCCAATGGCTACCTTGGTGGCGATGGCGTGGCTCTGTTTAGCTCGGCTCACCCTCTGGTGTCTGGTGGTACTAACAGCAACACGCCTACCACCCAAGCTGACCTGAACGAGACTTCGCTTGAAGCCGCCGTTATTCAGATCGCTGCTTGGACGGATGAGCGCGGTCTGCTGATCGCCGCTAAGCCTAAGAAGATGATTGTTCCTCCTGCTCTGCAGTTCGTTGCCACCCGTCTGTTGGAAACCAGCCTCCGTGTTGGTACTACCGACAACGATATCAACGCTCTGAAGAACAATGGTTCGGTCCCAGAAGGCTATACCATCAACAACTTCTTGACCGACAACAACGCTTGGTTCTTGACGACTGATGTGCCTAACGGTATGAAGCATTTCGTCCGTACCCCGCTGTCTAACAGCATGGACGGTGACTTCGACACGGGCAACGTCCGTTACAAGTCCCGCGAGCGTTATTCGTTCGGCTGGTCTGATCCTCTGGGTATGTGGGGATCGTCAGGTTCGACCTGATAGTTAGTTAGGGTTGGGGGTTCCCGGCTGGATTGGGGGTAGGTCAAAAGCCTACCCCTTTTCTTTTTTGTTTGGGTGTGGTACAACCCTATTACCAAGACTACTTGGCTTGTTGACTGACTTGGCAGACTCCCCTCAAGACAGCAAGCCGCAAATGAGGATATATCATGGGATTCGCAACTCACCTTGGCCCTTGGCTGCTCGGTACTGTTAAAAACACCACCGGGACCACTGCTGGCACGGTTCGCAATACGGGCGCTACTGTAGTAGCCCAATCCAAGTCCGTCCTGTACACGGACATTACGGCAGCTACGTTCGCTTTTGCAATCCCTGCTGGCGCACAAATTCTAAGTGCTACGTTTAACACCACTGTTGCGTATGCGACCACCACTCCTACGTATGTCTTGCAGGTCAATGGTACGGCCATTAACACAGCAGCCAACGGTAGTGTGTTTACAAACACGGGCATTGTTAACTTGCTGCTTGGTAATAACAGCGCCGCCGCTGCCGTGTTGTGCAACAACGTAGGTACGACAGACGCACTCATCACGTTTACACAGGATAACGTCACCGCCACCTCTGGTGCTGGTGTCTTGACCGTAACGTATGTTGTGAAAGACAGCGATGGCTCTGCTAACCCATCGGCATCTGCTGCCTAATTAGTCTCGGGGGCTTCGGCCCCCATTCCACAGGAGATCAATTATGGCAATCACCAATCCTAGCCCTACGTTCCCTCAGTTTCCGGGTGACGCAGCAGCAGTCACTAAGAGCGACACGACACGTTTCCCTCCTTCGGTTATTTACGTTGGTGTCACTGGGGATGTCAGCGTAGTCACCTCTCAAGGCACAACAGTTGTCTTCGTAGCAGTGCCCGCTGGCGCAACTGTTCCTGTGCGTGTCATTGGCGTAAATGCGGCAACTACCGCAAGCAGCATGGTCAGGATTTTCTAAATGCCGCCGTTTGGCTTTGGCCTGTCCATCGCAAACCTCCGTGGAGGCGGCGCTGCGCCTTTTGTTCCAACGGTACTAGTGACCGAAAATTGGGCAGGGTCTGGGCTGGTAAACGGCAAAGTTCCCACTACGGGCGGCGGGACATGGGCTGCTTCCGCTTCTATGAGTTATAGCGGCGGTTTTGCAGGGCCGGGAGGACAGTTGTTTCCGACCCCAACTGCTTATCACTCAGCAACCTATACAGACGCTAGATTTATTGGTTTTGTAAGGCCGGGGGCAACTGGGCCAAATCAAAATCAGCCGCTGTACATTTATGCTAGGGGGGACGTTAATAATGCAGTCCCTTCAAATTGTTACTATATTGCCTGTAACTCCCAAACCAACTCTAGCACGAACGGTATTGTTCTGTATAAACGAATATCCGGGGTTGATACAACATTGGGTACACTGGACATATACGTTCAGGATCAAACGGTCGGCCTTGAGGTTAGCGGGTCGGCTATTAAAGTGTATTACAACGGGACAGTGGCTATTAGCGTAACAGACACAGCAATCACCACCGCTGGCTATTGGGGTTTTGGGTTGACGTATGGTGAAAATGGTGAGGATACGGGTGATTCTTCAATAGGCGCAATTACCATTCAAACAGCATAACTATGGCTAAGAAGAAAACCCCATCGT